TATGTATACGACTACTTCGGCGAAGTTTCCGGATTAGTAGCATGTTTTGCAGACAGTGTGCCAGAAGAAACCATCAAAGAAATTGCAAAACTCAAACCCCTGACAGCTGTATTTAAAGATTCTTCATTCGAAAGCTCACAAGATAAAGTTAACCTAGCAGAACACTTCAGAATCATCTCCCCTGACACAAAAGTGAAAGTAGTTTAGTCTATGAAGCTCCGATTTAAGCATCAGAAATTCCAAGAAGATGCCACAAACGCGGTTTGTGATGTTTTTTCAGGTCAGCCAAATGAATCTCGTAAGTTCCTACTAGACCAGGGCGAAGATAAACCTGGCCAATCACAAATGCTCATCAATCAAACTGGTTGGGCAAACTCAGAAATTCACTTGCGGGAAGACGACATGTTAAAGAATCTGCGTGAAGTTCAAAAAGAATATAAGCTTGTTCCAAACAACCGACTAGAAACACTCACCAGTAAAGTCGAGTGGGATGATGGTGGAAAGCAAAAAGTAACCAAGCCAGTATTCACAGTAGAGATGGAAACTGGTACGGGTAAAACATACACATACATCAAAACGATGTATGAGCTCAACGCTCGCTATGGATGGAGCAAATTTATCATTGTCGTACCGAGCATCGCTATACGTGAGGGTGTACTGAAGAGCTTCCAAATAACGTCTGACCACTTCAAAGAAGAGTATGGCAAGGCTTGTCGGTACTTTGTCTATAACTCTACTCGACTAAATGAGCTGGAGCAGTTTGCAGATGATCCTGGAATAAATGTCATGATTATCAATACCCAGGCATTCAATGCAACTGGAAAAGACGCACGACGAATCTACATGAAGCTGGATAGTTTCCGCTCACGCAAACCCATAGATGTCATTGCTTCGGTAAACCCTATCGTCATCGTTGACGAGCCACAAAGTGTATTAGGTGTTGAAGGTAGTAAAAACGTAACTCGAGACAGCATTGGTAAATTTAATCCACTGTTCTATATAAACTACTCTGCTACTCACCGCGAAAACTTTAATATGGTGTATCGCCTTGACGCCGTTGATGCGTATCAGAAACAACTAGTTAAGAAAATTACAGTCAAAGGCATTTCAGTTACTGGCACAACCGCAACCAATGGGTACTTGTACCTCCAACGCATCAACGTCTATCCAAATAAGAGTCCATCTGCAACAGTTGTCTTTGAATACAATGCTAACTCCGGCAGTGGAATCGGCAAGAAAGTTAAGACTTTCGTTCATGGAGATAACATATACAACCACTCTGGAGAAATTGAAGCATATCGTGATGGCTACACTATTGCAGACATTAATGCTCGCGATGGGTTCGTTGAGTTTACCAATGGCCTTCGGCTAGAGCCCGGACAAGTTGTCGGCGATAGTAGCGAAGAAGATATCAGGCGAATTCAGATTCGTGAAACCATAATGAGTCACTTAGAAAAAGAACGTGAACTTTTCAAGAAAGGCGTTAAGGTCCTGTCCCTATTCTTCATTGATGAAGTCGCGAAGTATAAATTCTACGATGAGTCTGGCGAGCAAAGAGGAGAGTATGCTCACGTATTTGAAGAAGAATATAAGAATGCGATTGACTTATTCTTTAGCCAGCTACCGTTTGAAGAAGATGAAGACTATCGCACTTTCTTAGAGCGAGATGAAGCGCACAGAATCCATGCCGGATATTTCTCTGTAGATAAAAAAGGTCGAGTTGTTGACAGCAAGTTAGAGCGAGGCACAAACGAGTCCGCTGATGTTGATGCATATGACCTGATTATGAAAAACAAAGAACGTCTGCTTAGTGCAGATGAACCAGTGAGATTCATATTCAGCCACTCTGCACTACGCGAAGGTTGGGACAACCCGAATGTATTCCAGATTTGCACGTTGCGGATGAGCAGCGGCGATATTAAAAAGCGACAAGAAATCGGTCGTGGTTTGCGTCTATGCGTTAACAAAGACGGCGAACGTATGGATGCAGAAGTGCTTGGTACCCATAGTGTTCATGATGTTAATGCCCTTACTGTTGTCGCTAACGAAAGTTACGAAGAATTTGCGAAGGCCTTGCAGGATGAATTCTACGAAGTCATAAAGAATCGACCGAAAGAAGTCGCTCCATCATTGTTTGAAGGCCAAGTTTGGACAGACAATGCCGGTAATGAAGTTGAGATTGATGGCAGTAAAGCCGCTTCGATTTTTGTGGCACTGAAAATGTCAGGCTTAGTAAAAGACGGTCAATTGACTGATGAATATCACGACCTAAGTCCAGACCTGCGAGCTGAAAAAGTAAATAAACTTATCGCGAATGTCGACGAAGAACTCACTCCGTTTACAGATAATGTTTTACAACTTGTTGAATCTGTATACGATCCAAAAGCTAAGCCTATCGTTACGGATGCACGTAACAAAGCCACGCTAAACCTCGACCAAGAAAAATTCGCCAGCAAAGAGTTCAAGAGCCTATGGGAAAAGATTAATACAAAGACGTACTACACTGTTTCTTTCAATGAAGACAAGCTCATTGAATCTTGCGTGAATAGTCTTAATAAAAACCTCCGTGTTTCGCAGACTTTAGTAACAATCACTGAAGGCTATCTAGACTCTACGAAGCAAAATAATCCTGAGATGAAGAAACATCTTGGTAAACAAGTCGTGCTCGAAGAAATCGCAGCAAAGAATGTTACTTTTGATTTGATTGGCGAGATTGCAGAACCCACAAAGCTTACACGTAAAGCAGTTGCAACAATTCTGCAGAAGATTGAACCTATAGTCTTCAAGATGTTTAAGATGAACCCTGAGGAGTTTATTCGAGAAGCGATCAAACTTATCGATGAGCAAAAAGCTAGCACGATTATCGAGCACATCACTTACGACAAGCTTGATGAAGCGTGGAACGCAGAAGAGATATTCGTTGATGCGACCATTGGTGGTGAGTATGGCAAGAACGTTGCAGATGCTAAGAAGCACTTGTTTGATAAATTACGCTATGACTCGAACGTCGAAAAGCAACTAGGTGAAGAACTGGATACTGCCGAAGCTGTCGAGCTGTATGTAAAGCTACCAAGCGGATTCTATATAAACACACCTATGGGCAAATACAATCCTGACTGGGCGATTGCATTCCGCGAAGGAAGCGTTAAACACATTTACTTTGTCGCTGAAACTAAAGGCGACACTAGCGACCTTCAGCTACGCGAAGTCGAGAGAGCTAAAATCGAATGCGCCAGAAGACATTTTTCGAAGATAAGCGACGATGTAGTTAAATATAGCGCCATCGGTTCATATTCAGAGCTGTTATCCAAGGTAGGAAGTTATTAGCAATATGTCCGATTGCGCTTGTTCAGTGTGCGGCCACAAAGAATCTGCTTGCTCCTTCGACGAAACTTACCGCCGTGCCAAAGAACTTATAGGATTCAAGCAGCATGCATCAACTGCTTTGTTACAACGTGATCTTAAAATCAGTTACGCGAAAGCAGCTGAAATCCTTGAAAAGCTCGAGGTAGAAGGTGTGGTAGGACCTGCTGATGGGGCCACGCCTCGGGCCGTTAACCTCGAATCCCAGTCACTTGAAGTTGCCTCATCCCAGTCATCGAGCCGTCTGCTCCAGTAGTCGCGCGATCGTCTGCTCGGTTTGCTCCGGTCGAACGGATTATAGCCAAACACGTCATGCACATTAACAAATCGTACTGTACCGCCTTTCCGGTCGTCTCTTATGAACTCCAACACTGCAGTTGTTAATGCGTCAACCAAATCGTCATGCTTCTCTACTCCAAAGCCGACCAGCTGCGTAATTAGCTCCTCTGCACCCTTATCAGGAAACAGAATCACACCTCGCTGTATTTTGTCGGCTATCATATTGAGCCGTGAGCGCTTGTCTGAGTGCGGTGTGACTCCTTGTACATCGAGTCCATCAGCTGTAAGCTGCTGCACTACGGCTGCTTGGTAGGCCGTCTGTTCGATATATAGCTTGGGGTAACGGTATTGGTCACTAGTCTCTTTCAGAAGCCGCACGGTGTCCGGAAACGACATGCGTTTGTTTACAATATTCGGCCGAATGTACATGCGCTGCTTCTCGCCAGAGCCACGAACATCCAATATCAGAATGGCCGTGAAGTCAGCTTTATCGTTTTCTGATATAGCCAAGTCTACACCTATAATTATCCGTCTGTATTGTCCACGTAACAGTGGGGGTAACTCATCGTAATACTGAATCATCTTTCGCTCAATAATCTGGTCGTCATCAGCAACCAGATTAAGCATATATTCACGCTCCCACGCGATACGACTAGCAACACTACGCTCCATACGTTTAATCGCAGCTTTGTCTGGGAATTTACCTGGCCATGTGCTCTTACCCTGTCTAACGATCGGCCATTCAATAAATGAGCCATCTATTTCGTTTCGTTCAATTAAATTTTTAAGCCTCATCAGTAGCGAATCTTCATGTAGGAGGTTACCAACTACGATTCGCTTTGTATCGGTGTCACCTGCAGGGATTATCTCGCCTGTATACCAATCAAACGTCTTGTTACGGCCTTCACGGGTCTTCACAGACTGCGCATCCTCCACGTCATCAGCAATTATGAGGTCTGGACGTATAGCACCGTGACGGATGCCACGAACGCTTTGCTCGGTAGATATTGCCGTAATGCGAGCATTGTATTTTGGGATGAAGAGTGAGGTAGAACCCCATTCTTCACGTTGCTCAACGAATGGCCCCAGGTCATTAGCTAGCAGTTCATTGCTTTCCAGTTCGCGCTTGATATTGGTCAAGTGCACTCGAGCTTGATACTGTGTTTGACTCGCAATAACCACAAATTTCTTTTGCTGACGACCGACTACTGCCCAAATAGGGTAGCTCATGGTCATGATGGTCGACTTTGCCGAACCACGGAACGCCATCACTACAGCAAGTGGCGTTTCATCCTGCTCCGTTAGTGCAAACAATTCACGGTGCAGATCAGATATCTCGTACTCCATGTAGTTCGCAAAGTATGTCGAGAAGAAGTATAAGTGGCTGTTAGCCGTTACTTCCGCTCGTATTGTTTTATCCGTAAATAGCTTTCGTATTAAATCATCGTTCATCATCGTCTTGTTCTCCTTCATTAGTAGCAATACCTGCAAGCTGCAGGGCTTTTTCTATCAGAGCAGATTGCTCTGGTGTTAATTCTTGTTGCACCGCTTGTATACGCGCATCAACCTCCATGCGATTGCGGTAACTGCGGTGATGGTGCCGGAGCCAGAATGTAATAGCTGACATATTCTGATTCTTAATGGCATTGATCAGCTGTGATTCAGCCAAGTCGTTAATCCTACCAACGCTTAGTTCGATCACTTCATCACATTGTTCTGCGAAGTGTGGGTCGTCTTTACGCCAGCGATAGTAAGTTGAGCGAGGCAGCCCAACCGCCTTGCAGGCTGCCTCAACAATTGGCGTCTTCTCGAGCTTTGCGAGCAGACGCTTTTTATCCACCAACCGGTTTCTGCTCATGACAGCTTCTCCCGCTTGAGCCCAGTCAGCTTTTCCCAGCGCTTCATAGCAACTTCAGCGTATACAGGAGACTTCTCCATGATGTAGCAACGTCGTTTTAGCTTGGTGCTGGCAATAAGTGTCGATCCACTGCCGCAGAAGGGCTCTACTACTAGGTCGCCACGCTTTGTGAGCACCTTGATATATGGGATCAAGATTTCTAATGGCTTAGTACCGAAAACTACGCCTTGGCCTGAGTGTTTTTCGTCACTGGCTTGGAACTCTATAAAATCGGTTGGTTGATATTTCTTGCCACCTTTATAGCCCTCCCACTGGGGTTTACCACTGATGGCGTACAGTGCCGTTTCATATTCCTCTTGCAAACCAGCCGACTCTTCGTCGTGGTTGTAGGGTACGGTGCCACTACCACCAACCATGGCGATATCGTGCTTACTAAAGAACTTGTATTTAGCACTAAAGCCCTGATGCCGGTTCGGTAAGTGCCAGACGATCATGTTTTTGACCTTCCAGTACTTTTCCATCTCAGCCCATATGACACGGAGGTTTTTCCAGTTTTCGTAGACAATAATGCTGTAGTCGGGCTTTGCGTACTTGGCGACATTTACCATCCAGAGTTCAGTAAAATTGTCAGGCAGCTCATCTGTCTCAAGGTAGCGGCGATTTTTCTTAGCACCAAAACCAGTAGTTGGTTTGCCACCACGCTTGGCGTGTAGATAGTCCAAGATGTAGGGAGGATCAGTCATACACATATCTGCCGACTCGCCATTCATCAGCTTATCGAAATCTGCTGGTATAGTGCTGTCACCAACCATGAGTCGCGAATCGCCGAGCTTGTATACGTCACCCTTCTTGGCTTTAACTTGCTTGATATCTAACTTCTTGAGCTCTTTTTCGAGGTCAAAGTTCTCTGGCTCGTCAACTTCGATATCAAAGATAGTGTCCAACTCTTCGCTACTGAAGCCGATGTCATCTAGTAGTGATTCGTCGAATTCTGACAGCAAATCCCAGTCCCAGTCTCCTTGGTTTTTATTGAGCCGAAGGTTAAGTTCACGCTCTTTTTCTTCTTCTGGGATATCCAGATACACCACCGGCACTTCGGTTAGCCCTAGGTGTTTAGCAACCTTCAGCCGAAAATGGCCACCAATCACGATGTTTTTGCGCTGCTGCGAACCATTCACTAAGATTGGGTCAACCAGCCCGAACCGCTTAATGCTTTCTGTCAGCTGTTCGGTAGTGTCTTCATTCCACGACCGTGGGTTATACTCGGACGGTTTGAG